CTTCCAGATATACCCTGAGGTTTATGGAAGCCCAAAACTAAGTCCATTCAGATCATGGGTGTTTCCGTCTGGCGCCAGTATAACCTTTAATCACCTTCACAACGAAAAGGATATTCTCAACTGGCAGGGCGCCCAAATACCATTGATATGTTACGATGAACTAACACATTTTACTGAGAATCAATTTTGGTATATGCTGTCTCGCAATCGTTCTACTTGTGGTGTTAGACCGTATATACGCGCAACTTGTAATCCTGATGCTGATAGTTGGGTTGCTCAACTAATTGAATGGTGGATTGATCAAGAAACTGGCTATCCAATTCCGGCCAGGAGCGGTGTTGTTCGATGGTTTGTAAAGCTTGATAGCAAAATATATTGGGCTGATTCTTCCAGAGAATTGTTACTTGAGCATCCAGGAACGTCACCAAAATCATTTACGTTTATTGCTGCTACTCTAGCAGACAATCAGAAATTACTTGAACTAGACCCTAACTACAAAGCCAATCTATTGGCAATGAATCGCGTTGAGCGTGAAAGATTGCTCAATGGCAATTGGAAAATCAAACCAACGGCGGGCTCATACTTTCCATCGCATTGTGTGAACACTATTACTGCTATACCTGCTGGAGTTAGGCAATGGGTGAGAAAATGGGACCTAGCAGCTACAGTTCCGTCTGAACTTAATCCATCACCAGATGCCACTTGTGGAGTATTGATGGGTATACAAGATAATGGTAAAGTAGTAATTGCCGATGTAATAAATGTGCGAAAAGACGCCTATGCTGTTAGAGAAATAATCAAAAATGTAGCTGGACAAGATAAAGCTAGATTGTATGCAAATAATGTTAATGGCGTAGCAGTAAGACAAAGTATAGGATTGACTACTGTTATTCCTATTGATCCTGGCCAAGCAGGTAAAGCGCAAGCCCAATCTCTTATTGCTTATCTTGCAGGACATTCTGTAAAAGGTGAAAAGGAAACAGGACCAAAAGAAACGCGAGCAGAACCATTCTCCGCTCAGTGGCAAGCAGGTAATGTTGATATTGTAGCTGGTGCTTGGAATAAAGATTATTTGAATGAGATGGAAATGTTCCCTGAAGGTAGTCATGATGATGCTGTGGATGCCAGTAGCGGAGCCTTTCTTGAACTGACAACTAAGGTTAATGATAGACTTCGCTGGCAAGCATTAGCATCATGAAACGTTTATTGCCATCTCGCGAAAGAGTAATGGAGATTTTGAGTTACGATCCAGAAACAGGATTATTGACTTGGAAATATCGCGCCAATGCACCTATAGAATGGAATAATCGTTATGTAGGAACTATAGCTGGTAGACGTGGAGGTAAAACCAGTTATATAAGTATTGATAATGGTTTTTATCCTACAGCAGCTATTTGTTGGTTAATATATTCTGGTGAACCTGTTCCTGATTTGATTGACCATATAGATACTGATCATTTTAATAACAAACCAAACAATCTTAGAGATGCTATATCTATTTCCAATAATAATGCAAATAGAAAGATACACAAAAACAATACTACAGGTATCAAAGGAGTAACAAGAGCAGGAAAAAAGAAACAAAAATTTGAAGCTGGAATTCATTTTCAAGGCAAAAGAATTTATCTAGGGGTATTTGAAACTATAGAGGAAGCTGCTGAAGTAAGACAAAAGAAAGCATTAGAATTATTTGGCAAATTTGCTCGCCATGAATAACGTAGTTGTTAGGAGTGATGGCTTCCAAAATATCATGTCTGGTCTTAACACGACTGGACTTGATAGGTCATCCAACACGTTCTATCGCAGTAACAATTGGCGTCGTGGTCTAGAACGGTATTGGTCTAATCGGTTCTCCCTCTATGACTATGGCGATCTATATTTGAACAACGGTATTGTTCAGAAGATCATCGATAGACCATCCGATGATTGCTTTCAACAAGGTGTAGAAATAGAGGGAGATGAGGAAGGCAGCATTGAAGATGAATATGATCGTCTATTTGTATTGCCGAAAATGGCGGATGCTGTTCGTTGGTCTAGACTGTATGGTGGGTCCGCAATCCTAATCATAGCTAAAGATGGTGGAACATTTGAGGATGAACTGAACTTTGACGCGATTGATACTGTAGAAGAACTACAAGTCTATCCACTACCAAGTATTAAGCCCACAGAAATTGTCTATACCGTCGCTGATACGAATGATGTCAAGAAAATTGGTCAACCAATGTTCTATGACATTACCGCGCCAGGAGTAGTGACCTTTAGAGTTCATGAAACTAGACTATTACTAATGTCTGGCGAACCATTACCTGACCGATTTGTTCATATGCAATCCATGAACTGGATTGGTCGCTCTATCATCACTGGCTGTATAGAGGACATTTCGCGATACGATCAAGCCTTACAGTGGTCAATAAGATTACTTGAGCGTAAGCAACAAGGCATCTATTCCATGGAGGGTTTAGGTGAACTGTTCGCGCAAGAGGCTGATGATCTCGTTTCAAAACGAATCAATCTCGTTGATCTTGTTCGCGGTAATCTTAACAGTGTGGTTGTTGATAAGAATGACGCTTACACTATTGAGAACCTTGGGCTCGATGGCGTCCAATCTTTACTACAAGAATTTCAAGTGGCGATTTCCGCTGCAGCCAATATCCCTGTTGTTATACTATTTGGCAAGTCCACCACTGGACTCAATAATACTGGTGCTGGTGATCTGGAGTCTTATTATGGAATGGTTGGCCATATCCAGCAAGTTATCGCCAAACCAGTATTGGAGAAACTAACAGCTATACTATATGTCCAGCGAACCTATACTGGACAACTACCTGATACTTGGCATCTTGAGTTTAACCCACTATGGCAAGCTAGTGATCAAGAACAAGCTACAGCCAATAATCTAACACAGCAGGCCAATAATACTGAAGTGACGATGCTGATGACTCTAATGAATGGAGGTATTATTTCGCCAGAAGAAGTGCGTAAGATTGTAGTGAACAAATATACTGAATATGACTTCCCAGATGAGATACCTGATACTGCCGTTTCTTCTATGGACTATGCTGCTGGCGTAGATACCTCGCAACTAGACGTTCCTCAAGACCCTAAGCCGGCAACTACACCGTGAGTTGGAGAACATTTATCAATTGTCCTAATTGCTTTGGCAAAGGTTGGCACTATAAGGGATCAAGCACAGTTTCTAAAGAAACTTGTTTAGCTTGTGCTGGTTTTGGCGGTTGGTGGCGTTATGAATGAATGGAAGCGAACTGAATGTAAACGCGGCCATAAATATGAGGAAGGTTCGTGGACATGGACTGCAAACGGCAGCAGAGATTGTAAAGAATGTAAGAGGCTGCGTGAGAAAAACAGACAAGTAAGTGCTAAGTTCAATAAACAATTCAGTAAAGATGCTGCCAAATCTAGGATGACTAATGGTTGATTATGTTACCAGAGATGAGTTTAATGAATTGGAGGCACGGGTAACTGTGCTTGAAGGTGGCCAGCCGCCAGTAGCGCCGCCCAATCCTATTGCTAATGGTATTCAAGCGAAACGTATTGCATCGCTCATTGGCTTGTTTGGCGTAAACACTTTTAGTTCGCTAGACGAACATAACCTATGGGGATCATGGCCAGCTGATTATCGCCCTGATAGTGTTATTGCTGCGTTACGATATATCCTTGGAGATAGTGGTCACGCATTTCGCATCCGAGAATATCATTACGCTGGGCGCGAGGAAATGCAACGAGACTGGCTAAGTCAAATTGTTACTGCTATACCAGGCACTGAAGTAACATTATGTGTTGGTGCTAATGGTAAAGTTGAAGATGTTCCGTCTATGATTAGTCTAGCTGCCGATCCTGAATGTGGGGTTAAATGGATTGAAGGATTAAATGAACCTAACACTAAATTCACCGATGCGCCGATAGTTCCATTCAATGTAACATATGATATACAAGATGCTATTTATATTGATCAAGAACAGGCTAGCGTAATGGCTATGGGTCCAAGTATCGTTGCTGGAATGCCTCATCCAGAAGGATGGATAACTGGTTACTGCGGAAACCAAGATAATTTGGATGCTCTTAATTCTAAATTTGATCATGGCAATGGGCATTATTATCCTCCTGGCCATCCTGACGCTCCTAATACTGGATATTCGGTCAATGAATATATTGGAGGATTGTGGGGTGTATATGCACAGAAGCCAATCCACCTAACAGAATTTCACCCAACTCTATACAATAACGAAGGACACAAACCTGATCAAGATGGTTGGGATGGCGGTAGAGATGCATACTATACTTTGATAACGTTATTGCGTTGTGCTGAGAATGGCACTATTGGTCTATGGTGGTATGCTCTGTTTGATTATGGAACAGGTTATCTCTGTGGTTTATTTCCGAAAGATCATGCGAATGATCCTCGGCCAGTAGCAGATGCTTTAAAGAACCTATGTAGTATTTGTCATGATCGCGGTGATAAGAATAGTTTCGATCCAGGTAAGTTGGATATTACTGTTGTAGGTTCAGCTAATTCAGATGTATACCACGCTAGTGATGGTCGTTTCTTGGTGCCTTTGTGGAACTCAAGTAATGGTGAATTGGAAGTAACTGTATCATTTGATACTCAAAAGAAATTAATCAAAATATATGATGTATTGGAGAGCAATATTGCGACCGAAACTCGCAATAACGTGAGCAGCATAACACTGGCTATCGCGCCAGGAGTAGTGGTGCTTGAGATCGTGCCGTAACATTACTTGAGGGGAATGAAATGCCTTTTGGTTATTTTGTAGAAGTAAACGGGCCTGTCGATCCTGGTTTTGGTGTGGGTGGTGGAAGGCCAGACAATTCATTACCAATGCCTCCCATGGGAACACTACCAGAACCACCTCCTGGCATTTGGCCGCCTCCATCTATGGGCAATCCAATTGTTCCTATCGGACCTGACAATACACTACCAGTTCAGCCTGGAACCATTTGGCCGCCACCTGGCAAACCAAATCGCCCAAGTAACGAATTGCCTGGTAGGCCACCGCACGTTAGTGGTCAACCAATTCCTGGTGGGCGCCCGGACAATACACTTCCTGGACAACCTGTTCGTCCAGATAATACTTTGCCATCTGGTAAATTTTGGGTAGTTGTTGGTATCCCAGGTTTGGGTTGGCGCTATGTTTGTGTTGATCCTAGCCTTGAAGTTGGTGGTGGTCCGGCGCCAGGACAACCAGTTCGCCCTGGTAACGAACTTCCTCCAGCACCAGAACCTAAGAAGTAATGGTGTTGTGAAGAGTGCTGCCCTAGTTGTTAACGAACCCAATTAGGGCAGCAGCTCTTGCCTAAGAAACGACCCAAGATTGTGCCTATGAAGTATCCCATTGGTCAGGAGTTTGCGTATCGCCGCATATTACTGAGAATGAATAGCAAATACAAACAGATACTGAAGCGTAATATGTCTCCTGCCGTTCCAATAATGGCTAAGGAAGCCACTGCTGTTCATTTGCCTACTGGACAAATTCGCCAAGATGCGTTAGGTTGGAGAGATCAACTCAATAGAGTAATGCAGCGTATAGCTGACGATATGAGAAATCCAACGAATCAAGCTATTAAAGAAATGGTTCGTATTGGTCCGCAAACGAATCAATACAATAAAGCAGAATGGACTAGATTGGTTCGCTCTCAATATGGTGTTAATCCTACTAAAGATGACCCAGAAAAATACAATGCTCTATTGGCCAATTGGGCAAGAAACAATGCGCTATTGATTAAGGATATACCTGATAAGACATCGAGGCAAATTGCGGAGCAAGTAAATCAAGCATTAATTGATGGCACTAATCTAGCAGATACACAAAAAGAAATATTCAATATTATGTCGGATCGAACTGATGTTCAGGATAGTCGCGCTAAGTTGATTGCTAGGGACCAAGT